CAGTACCAGGCACTTCAAACTGATGCCGAGCGCGATGCGTTCTTTGAAGAACATCCTGAGATGAAGAAGGACTGGCGGGGTGAATGGCGCTTGGCAAACTCTGAAGGTGATGCGCGTCTGGCACTGTGGGGCTTTGGAGGAAAGCTGCAAACTCAGGAGGCTTACAATCTGGCGAAGAAGTGGGCGGAGGAATTAGGCTGCCCCTCGAAGCAAATAGGTGGGCAGGCCGGATTCCCGCCACAGCACTTGCTGGCAAACTATTTCGAGTACAACCAGCTCGTAGCCGAGTTCGGCGGCAATAGCGCTGAGGCTAGGCTTTACAAACTGGACCATCCAGAATGGTTCAGGTGGGGACAGGAGCAACACGATTGGTATGAGGTTGAGGATCATCGCGAGAGCCTGAAGATTTCAGTTAAGTGGCGCGACCTCGATGAGCAATACAGTAAGCCACAAGGCCGGACTGAGGAAAGACGGAGGGTATTCCGGGAGAGCTTATTGGCTGCCAACCCTGAGTATGCCAGAGACAGGCGTCGCAGGGATGCCTATGATATGAAGTTGCAGGAAAGTTTGGTTGAAACCTACGTTGACTGGTACATCGATTACAGCCAGAAACCCGAGGGGCTGGAAGGTGACTGGTATGAGGATGACTGGTTCCTGATGGAGAATATGGACTTTTACAATGCCATGGTGGCTGCCGGCGCCTGGCAGGAGAAAGATTTCAGCAAGGTCCCGACAAGGCCTGTCTTCGAGCTATACAAGACATACCAGGGGCTTCCGCGTGGCAAAGCGAGGGATGACTTCAGGGCCCAGCATCTCGACCTAGATGCTTGGCTGGTACTGAAGTTTGGGTACAAGCCTATTGGTAGCAGGGGAGACAAAAAGGCGAAGAAGACACCGTGGGAAGAGGCACAGGAAGCGCTGAGACTGAAGGAATGGATAGAACGTCAATAATCACGTGCTTTGACAAACAGCAAGGCAGCTAGAATTAGAGCAAGACCGACAAACGGAAACCCATACTCTGTTCCAAGCCGAACCCAAAACGGACACTGGTCGTAGTATTTGGTTGGCACGATTGCGCTACCACCTCGCTTCCCTTCGGATGGGTCAAGCCAAACTTCTCTATATGGGGGGCCCTCTGGAACCTGATATAGGTTAGCGAGAAGTAAGAAACCACCTATACAGACAACAGCTACGATAAGCAAGACTCTCACTAAATTCATATCATTCAGTTGTGGTTTTCGTAGAGGGGATGATTTGATAATCCCAATCGCCAAGACTATATGCCGGGCATTTGGCTGTCCCTATTTCACTTGGTGCTAGTGCTAGTGTTTTCTGGGTGAAGAGAAATGGTTCGGTAACAGAGAAAATGACCTGAAAGTCGCCAGAAACAGTATCAGTGTTCTTCAGTGTGACACAGGCAATAAACAAAGGGACTTCTACCTGTTCTGTTTGTTCGAAGTCGCCAATGATGAGGCTACGGGTTTCAATTGATACATCCTCTTCAACGTAGGAATCTATCACCTCATAGTCTAGCGGTTCCATAGTCTGTGTTGGGGTAGATGGAGTCTGTGGAATCGAATTACCGGTGGGTGGAATTGGTGGGGTTTCGACCAGCACAGAGGTTTCACTTAAGAGCAGCATCACTCCACCGATAATAACTGTAATCCCCACCAATCCTAAGCAAGCTATCAGCCAAGGCCTATGGGCACTAGATTGTTTTCTTTCGCTATAGCCGCCGTGACTCTGTTCTTCGGCTTGCCAGTTCAATTGTAGGCCGCAATTAGCACAGAATCGCAGTGAAGGGGAAACAAGCGCCTGACACCGGGGACACTGATATGTTTGCTGCATCACAACCCCGCACGTTCACCATCTGTGAGATTTTCTAACGCAATTAAATTATACCACCGATGTCAATTGGACAAAAAAAACTTGACAGATTAGAATTGATGTACCACAATATCTAGTGATGGATGGTCAAGAGACCACAAAATGTAGCTTAACAAGCGAAAAAGGAGGGTTAGTCAATGGTGGACGTTAAAGATACCCCTGGAGAGGACACCCCTTCTGTTGACCTAGCTGGTCAACAGGACGGGTCTTCTGCACCGGAAGGTAACATTCAACCTTCACCGGCTGAGGAGAAGACTTTTACTCTCACCGAAGCCCAACTCACCGAGCTCGGCGATATGTACGCCGACAAGAAGCACGCGAAACTAGATACCCGAATTCACGAGCTGACAACGGAGAGTGAGGGTTTAAGGCAAACTATCGGCGATTTGGAGGGGCAAATTGGCCAGGGCAAGGCTACTGAGCTTGCGTCTCAGGAAAAGGCCGAATTCGACGCCGCAGAGAGTGAGGCGGAACAAGCCCGCATTCGGCAGAAATATGCTGACATCCGCAAAACGGAAGAGCTGGCTGCCGAACACAAGCGGCTCGAAGGTGAAATCTCTAGCAAGAAGGATGTGCTGGAGAGGATGAATGAGGAAGGGAGAGCCAATTATGCCAAGCAACTTGCCGAGGAGTTTGCGGGTGTGAGTGCAGAGTTCATTCTGAAGCATTTCACTGGCGATGATCCTGAGAAAATGAAAGAGTTTGCGGAAGAAACCTACAGGATGATTCCGGGGGCTCCAGCTCTCCCACCGCCAGGGGGACTAACTACCGTACCATCAGGCCAATCGTTTGACGGCAAGACACCAATTGAGATTGCCGAGCAAGCGTATGCCAAGAAGTGAAAAGGAGGTAACATCCCATGGCGGGAATTGTAACCCTGAACGATTATGCCCAGGTAGAAAAGGACGCGCTACGCAAGTCGGTCATCGACACCTTTTTGATGGAGGCCGACCTGATGAAGCACGTTCCCTGGGAAACCATTGGTAGACTGGGCACCACGCTGCTCAGGTACAAGAATATCCCGAGCGTCGCCTTCCGCAAGATCAATACAGCGTGGACGGCTGCTAAGGGCGAAACCGACCAGAGAACTGAGGTTGTCAAAGACCTTGGTGGCATGATTGACGTTGACAAGCTGCTTGTTAGGGCAGGCGGAACCGTTGAGAGTGTCCGGGCCATACAGCAGTATCTCCAAATCAAGGCTATGGCTTACGAGTTCAACGACAAGTTCATCAATGGCGATCCGACTGTAACCCCGGATGAGATTATGGGCATCCTGAAGCGCGTTGATGGGCTGAATGCGGCTGGCTATACGAGCCAGTACATTGACCTTGGCCTGACTACCGATGAGGGTATCCTGCACGACAGCGCGAGTATGAATGCGTATGTTGACCACCTGGAGGAACTCGTTCATGCTATTGATGGGCATTCCCCGGATTGCCTGTTGATGAATGGGTCTGTTCTGCTGGCAACACGGTCAATCTTGCGGCGCCTGCAACTGCTCGATACCACTAAGGACCAGTTTGGCAGGGTTATCACGATGTTCGGCAAAGTCCCGATTTATGATGTCGGGGTGAAAGCCGACCAGACAACCCAGATCATCACCACCACCGAAACTCTGGGAATGTCCACCGGTGTTGGTAGCTCTGTCTACGCCGTGAAATTCGGCATCGGTACGCATCTCTGGGGTATTCAGACCTACGCCTTGGAAGTGAAGGATAAGGGTGAACTAGAGGATGGCGTGACTTTCCGAACAGTGGTCGATTGGCCTCTCGGACTGGCGATTATGAACCCTCGTTCGATTGCCCGGCTTTATGGCGTTAGCCCGACTGTGACTGCGAGTTAAGGGAGGAATGAGAGAATGTTTGATGAACTCTTATACCTGAGAAGTGGGGCTACCGACTGGACCAGTGGCGATTTGGCCACCGGCGCTTCGGAGGTCTTAGGCGAAACGGGTATATCCCTCGAAGGTACGCCGATGAAGGGCATGGCCGCCGTCGTGATTTTCCCGCAGGCTTTGGTTGATGATGGCACCGATTCGGTGGAGGCCACTGACTATGCCGAGGTGAGGATTCAACACTCCGAGAGTTTGGGCAGCGGTTATGAGGACCTGGTTATCTTCCCGCAACAGATAAACACGAGTGTTGCTCGTAGGGTTATCAGGCGCTTTGCCACTACCAAGCGATATGTCCGCGCTGCGGTGGAGTTCTATAACACCACCAAGAGCGTGGACTGTGCTCTTGACCTTGGCGAAGTCATAGTTCTCATTGGCGATGAGGACTTCGACAACATCCCGAGTAAGTAGGCTAGGTTAGATTATGTAGCTAGGGGGTGTACTAAGCTCCCTAGCTGCAATCTAGCGAAGGAGGGATCAATGTTTGATGCTTTGTTAATGTTGAGAGACGGCTTGGTTGACCTTGATGAGAATGAGGCCGCCGTTCCTGCTTTTTCACTTGTCAAAAATGCTGACGGTGCCAGGTGTGCCGACATCCGCGAAATGGGCCCGAAGGGCATGTCTGTTGTGATGAACATACCTGCCGAGCCTACCACATACGCAGATACACTGACTGCCATAATCCAGGCATCCGATCATCTGGACCGGAACTGGCAGACAATAGCAGATTTTCCAATCCTGTACGCTCTTATGAGGAAGATCAAGGTTAAGGCGACCACTGCCTTTCTAGCTACTGATATTGGGCAGAACATAGTAGAGAGCACTTCCAGTGATGCAGGTCTGCTCTTAGCCTATGATGAAGCCTTGGCTACCATAGGTGGCATAGGCTATTGCCTGTACGGGATGATTGACCTTAACGACCTATTTGATGGGAAGACTGAGACAGTGACCTCTGCCGGAGATGGCATTGGCACCGAACAGGGTGAGGATGCAATAGTAGTGCCTACGGTCGGTGTCCATGTGGTGAGGTTTGCGACTGACAAGCGGTACATTCGCGGCAAGTTCACGGTTACCGCCAGCGGCAACTTCGGAAAGGTTTCGTGTCTCATTGGCAATGAGAGTTGGCCGAAGGTTCCGACTCTTTAGGCTACGTTAGCTTAGGTAGTCGGGGGCAGTGATGTCTAAGGGATAGGATGTAGAGGTAAGGCAATGACTGGAGTCGATGTAGGCATTCTAGGAACTTTGGCAATAACCGGTCTAGGCGTGATAGGTTTGCTTATCAAGACATTTGTCCCAAATAAGAAAGACAATCCTGGCAACCGTACGAATAACACTAAAGTTGACCATGCTTTGATGTTGAAGAGCCTTGAGAGGATTGAGCTTGCCATCAAGGAAGGCTTTAAGCAGACGGAGGACAGATCGCCGTGAATTTCTGGAAATTGGCCGGTGCCATAGCGACAGGGATTGCGCTGGGTTACTTCGCTTGGTTTTGGGTCCTCTGGTTTATTCAGCAATTGACTTCCGTAGTCATAGGATATTAGGAGGCCGGAGATGCCGGCAGATTTCGATAAATGTCAAAAAGAAGGTGGGCGAATCCGAACAAAGGAATTGGGTGACGGTAAATACATGCACATTTGCTGGGATAAAAACGGCAACTCCCATGCTGGTGAGGTTAAGACCAAGAAGAAGTACGCATTCATTGGAAAGGGGAAATAGATATGAAAGCATCTACCTTGAGTGCAGAAGACAAGCGCACCTTATTGGAGAGTGCGCTGAACCCCTCGTCGGTCGGGCGTGATGTAGCTGCATCCCCTAGTGCATGGATACGAGATATTTGGGATGACAAGTTGGTCTACGACGTCGGTGGTAAGTATTACCAGGTGAAGTACAGCATAGACAGCAATGGTGGCGTGAAGCTGGGAGCCGCTGTTGAGGTCATGCGGCAGACCGTTTACAAGCCGGTACAATCCAAGGAGGGCAAGAAGTATCCCTTCATAGGCAAGTAGCATGGCAAGGAACATTTCAGCAATTCGAGATATTATTCGCGGCCAACTGAGGGACCAGTTTAAGTCGGATGATGAGTATGATTGGCCAGATGATGAACTTGATCAGCATATCATTCAATGCCTAGCCGAAGTATCTGAGGAGTCGCCATACGAAGTCAGAGAAACGCTCTACATCGAGGCTAGGACAGGTAGAGCGACCGCGACAACGGCCAGCCACTTGGTTGATACGACCAAGAACCAGTTCCTTGCTGCCGATGTTGGCAAGGTCGTCTACAACACCGTTGATAAGACCACGGCCACAATCATAGCCTACGCTGGTGCGGCCACAGCTACAACGGCTGACCATCTGATCGACACAACCAAGAATCAGTTCGTTGCTAGCGACGTTGGCAAGGTGGTTCATAACACCACGGATGGGACTACGGCCATAATCACAAACTACAATAGTCCCTCTGACCTGACTCTTGATACCGACATTATGACTTCAGGTGAGACTTACGAGATTCATAGTCCCTCTGATGTCCTGCTTGACACCGATATTATGACTTCTGGTGAGACTTATGAGATCTACTGCGCCGGCGGTACGAGTCAAACAGACGTCGACACGAGCAGCATAACAGATTTGGTTGAGGTTGAGGACGTTGAGTATCCGACACGTCAACCGTCAAAAGAATTGCGAAATTTTGAGCAATTTGGTGATGTTCTGACTATCGACTACGAAGGCAGTGTGACCGATGGTGACGAGGTTTTTCTCTATTGCGGCAAGTTGCATGAGTTGACCGAGGATGTTTCCACTCTCAGGCCACCGCTTGAGCGGCTATTGGTTGATGGGACAGTCGCTTATGCAGCTATAGCTTGGGTCAACAGCTACAGGCGCCAGGTCAGCGAGGCTATTGAGAAACTTGCCACCAGTGCCAGCGCCCTTGGCAGTATGACGGCGCGGATCAGTCAGGCTGTTACTGACTTGAACAGTGGTCGAGCTTTGATCAACAAGGTGGGCAAAAGTGCCGATCCTGCCGGGCAATTTGCGAATTCGGCTGCAAGCGAGCTGGGAACTGCCGGTGGCTATTTGAATCAAGGCCGCGCCCACTTGGAGGAGATGGCGGCCAGACTGTCTATCGGTGACTTGATTAACACGTATCAGAGATGGGCCACGAATAAGCTTGCTCTGTATAAGCAAGAGCTGGCCAAGATTGCGCCTATCGAAACTTCAAGGGTATATCCGAAGCAATAAGGAGGTAAGCCATGGAAAAAGAGGGAGGATTCCATGTCACCAAGGCGGTTCTGAGGAAGTATGAGGGTGACATTAACGCCTGCAAGACACCGGAGGAGCGGCAGGCATTCCTGGAGAACTCCGTGCCTTACGAAGTCAGGGAGCTCAAGGACAACTGTCTGCTCAACACCGGCATCAATGAGATGTGGAAGCTCGTTAAAGGCGAGGTGTCGGGTGCGGATCATATCTATGACAACACGCACGCCCAGATAGGTGTTGGCGACTCGAGCACGGCTGCCAATGCGACACAGACTGATCTTCAGGCGGCATCGAACAAGACGTACAAGGCCATGGAGAGCGGCTATCCAGAGGCAATCTCCGCCCAGAAGATAGTGCTCAAGAGTGCTTTCGGTAGCTCTGATGCCAACTATGCTTGGGAGGAGTGGGTTGTGAAGCAATCTACCAGTGCCGTTTGCCTGAATCGAAAGGCTGAGTCTCTAGGTACAAAATCCGGTGGTACCTGGACTCTGGAGGTCGAGATCACCCTCTCGTGAATCATAGTCCATAAAAGGGAGATTAATGGCGACGTCATTCACAAAATTCACCAATAGGGCTGCCAGTTCCCTCGATGGGGGCATAGACACATCCGACCCTGTGACGCTCAATGTTCAGAGTGGCGATGGTGCCCTGTTCCCGGCTACAGGGGATTTCTACATCACGATTGAAGAGGAAATCCTGAAATGCACGTCTAGGTCAACTGATGCCTTAACATGTAGCCGGGCACAGGAAGGGACTGCCAATGTATCTCACGCAGATGGCACGCCCCTTTTCCATGCGATAACGGCTGCGGCGATGACTGAGATTGCTACGGCGATCAATGCT